GAACCGCTCCCGCTGCGTAAACCCTGCGGCCTTGTCCAGCTTGCGCTGCACCTTGAGGAGCAGCTTCTTGACCTCTGGCAGGTTGGCAATCACGTACCGCATGAACACTTCACCGGCCACGCCATAGTTCTCGTGCATGGGGTTGAACGCCTCATCGGACTCGGCCTTGCTCATCCGGTCGTTCTTGGACACTGAGAACTCCAGTATCCGCATCAGTTCGCCCTCTGGAAAATCCTTGAGGTTGTACAACTGGTCGTACAGACTCTTGTTGCCCGATGTGATGGCGATCAATGCCCAGCGCAAAGAGTTGCTCCGCTCCGCGTTGGTCTGGGATTGCATTCGGTTACGCCCCCGCCCGTGCGTGATGCTGTACGCCATGTTGCTGACTTCTTCGTCCAGCATGTTGGTCAACTCATCAATCGTGGCAGGGATGCTGCCCAGCACTGCAATCCTGTGCATACGGGCAAGGTACTTGTCCTCTTGGTTCAGCAGTGTCTCAACCGGACGCCCCCAGATGCTGTTGACCATATGTTGTATGGTGGTCTTACCAACACCAGAGCCGTTGTTGGTTAGGTGGATGATGGCACCACTGAGCTTGGTGAACTTGAAGAGCGTTGAGCCAAACCCAGAAAACAGGGTGAACGCCCGCACCTCATTGCCCGGTGCAGCATAGATGTTGGCAACACGCGCCCATTCGGCCACGGTGCCTTTCTTGCCGTAGGCAGCGGCGACTTCTGCGGTGGCGTTTGATGAGGGGCTGTACACAACCCCGGACGCCGATATCTCCCGGTTGCCAACCACGAACTTGGTGTCGTTCTCATGCCAGCCAAACTGTTGGCGGGCCTTCTCAGCCTCAGTAAGCTGTTGCAGTTCATTGACCCATCTTGTTACGTAAGCCATGATTCCATCCAGTTTTGCGTTGTATGCCGCCACACCCTGAAACGACAGCACATCTCTGAGCTTGTCGCGTGACATGACGCTTGAGAGCGGGCAAGAAAATTCTTTGATGCCGTCCTTGGGCATGTGCAGCCGCATCCACAGCGACTCCCCAACATCTGGGTCGTCCAGCCTCTTGACCACATACAGGTCGTACTCATAGACGAGCTTGTCTTGTGGCTCATCATCGTCATCATCGTCCTTCTTGCGTTTTCGCTCACCGGGCAATTCCCGCCGATACACACCACCGTTCTTGCCACGGAAATATGGGAACGGGTACTCGGGAATCTCGACAGTGACTTCCTCCTCCAGCACCGCGTTGCGCATGACAACAATGTTGTCCTCGGCCTTGGCCTCTGCAATGGATGCGCCAATCTGGATGGGGGAAGTGATCTTGCCGCGATTGGGGCACTCATCGCACCCGCCCGGGTTCAGCCCTTGGAAGGTGGCGCACTTGTATGGCTTGCCAATCAGCGTATCGGCTTTGGTCTGCGTCTCCGTCGGGTCGTACTCTGGATGACCGTGGGATATCTTGTGGATTGCCAGTTCACCATCTTCGCAGTTGACCGCGATTGACAGCCCCGCCCTCCACAGCGGTTCTTCTGTTTCTTCTTGGTTGCGGTAGATATGGACAAGCTGGGCACAGCCTTTGCCGTGGGCGCTCTTGCGCATGATGGTGCCAAACTTTGAGACGCTGTTACCCATCAATGCGCGGGTCGTGGCATCCAGTACCTTGCGGGGCACGTTCTTGGCAAACGGCAGATCGGGCTCGCCCTCTTCTGCTCCGATCCCAACGATCTCTTGGAACCGGCTCAGTGTGATCGCTGGGGACACCAGCATGACATCAACCGGCTTTGGTGGGCTGTCTTTGTAGTTCAGCGTCTCTGGGACGCGCAGGATGCGGGCTGCATCAGCAGTCACCGCAGGGTCAGCCTTGAGGTTGTATACCGCGCAGAACTTCTTGAAGGCTTCGGCTGTGGGCTTCCAGTCGTTGTAGAAGATCGGCGCTGTCAGTGTCCAGTATGCGTGAACACCTCTGCCTGAGTTGATTATGGTTGGCCTTGGTAGTCCAGTGACCTTGACAAAACCTTTGAGAGCCTCAAGCGCATCGGCCTGTGTTTCGTATGGCTTTTCTTCGCCGCAGTCCAGATCAATCCAAAAGGCTTTGAACCATTTGGCGTTCTGCGCTGTGCGCCCTTCTGCCGCGTTCAGGTACTTGGCACATCCAAAATATGCGTCATACCCTTGCGCGATCAAGCCATCCACTACACCGTCGATCTCTTCAATTGACTCTACAAACGTCTGTCTCGGAGCACCTTTCTTCAACCCAACCACACAGTACAGTCCCTCTTCTGCCAAAACAGAAGAGAGAAAGGGAATCCGTGAGGTCATCGTTCGCTCTCTCAGCAACCCACTACTGGCGGCAGTGGGCGAAATTGTTGGGTTATTTAGCCTTGAACCTTGTGATCAGTTCGTTCAGCGTCTCGCGCATCTTGGGATGCGGGGTGGACTTGCCTAAGAACCACAGGTACACGGCCTGACGGGACACACCAAGGTACTCAGCCACATCAGGAACCGGGATGTCCTCGGCTATGCAGATACGCCCAAGCCGCACACCCACATGGGATGAGTCTGCCTTCTTGTTGGCGGCCGCAAATTTGCGTGAGTAGCCTCTGTTGTTCATAGTGTGGGTGGGGGTACTCGCTGTATCCGCTTTCCCCCCAGGCTCCTTACTCAGCCCAGTCGTCCAAGATGGCGCTCACATCTTTCGGTGCGGCTTTCTTGGGGCGCTTGGTCGGCTCTTCAGCAGGCACTTCTTCGGCCTTGACTTTGACCTTGGCCGGTGCGGGTGCCTCGTCCTCATCATCCCCATCGTCGGTGCTCACGGCGGGAGCGGCTGCAACAGCCTTGGGCTTGGCCCCATCGAGCGCCGCAGGGGTCTGGCTGATTGCTGCCTTGGCCTCAGGGCTGCGGCCCTTCTCTTGGCAGTTGGCCATCTCATCGGCCTCCAGCGGACGCACTGCCTTGAAGGTCAGCTTGGGAGTGGCACTGGCGGTATCGAACCGCATCTCGGTGACCACTGCGGTGATCGGGAGGCCATGACCACCCAAGAACTTAGCGTATGCCTGCATGGGCATTTTGCCGTTCTCCACATTTCCAAAGATGGATTGCGCGGGCAGGGTCAGTTGGTAGATGTCACCTTGCAGATCGTTCTCCAGCATCACAGCCATGCGTTGGCTGAAACGGCAAGCACGACCGCCGCCCTGTTTCGCAGAGCCTGCGACATTCTGCGGGCATGAGGCGCACTTGGATGCCTGCGGTTCTGAGACCTTGACATCGGGGGAGATGCCGTCATTGGACCAGCAGTCGGGGGAAATGTTTTTACCTTCTTCATAATCTCCAGCATAGAAGCTGCGTGACACGTTGGCGTTTGCAGCCACGATCACGATGTTCATCGAGCGGTCTTCGTTCTGGGCAACTTCTTTGCCATCCACAATCATGCGGAACACGCCGCCACGGATAGAAATACGCTTGCCGCTGCCACCACCACTGCCGCCCATCAGGGCTTTCGTGGTCTCATCGAGTTCGATGTTGCGCAGGTGCGCGGGCAGGGTGTTGCCGCCTTTGGAAAACAGGGTCAGTTCACTCATCATTTACTCCAGTAGTTGCAGGGTTGGTTTTTGCGGTCGATGTCAGGGCCTCAATGTCGCTCTGTTTGAAGCGGACCTTGTTGCCAATTCGGAAATGCGGAAGCCTTCCCTCTTTGACCATCGTGTACACGGTCTGGCGGGAGACGCGCAGAAAATCTGCAACCTCCTTGACCGTCATGTTTTGGTTTTGCACTTAGCTTCTCCTTATGGTAACTGCGTACCGGCTATCGACATTCAGATTGGGTGGCATCATGTCGGGGTTCTCTTCGATCAGTTGCTTCATGACAGTCTGGCTGATGCGCTTTTCCAGCAGATCAGGCATGTTGTGCTGCATGATGAACTTGTGCATGGAGTTCCAATCGCTCGTCCAGTAACGGGTCTTCACTGTGCGAATGACGGTTCCATGTTGGGTCTTGAGGCTATCAGCGCCAATGGATTTGCACAGGTCGAGCAGCTTGCTCTCCAGTGTTTCCATCTGCTCCTTGATCTCCCCATCTTGTTCCTCATACTCGCGTAAGAGGGTGCTGCGTTTGTCGCGCATCTTGATGTAGACGCTGACAAGTTTGTCTACCGATATGTCTTCGGTCATGGCTTACTCCTTCTTCTCTGTGGTTGTGATGGTAACGTCAAATTTTACAATGTCAAGTCCCTTTCAACTCAGTAGTTCCCCGTAGAGGTCCACGATCTTGATGTGGATGTCCATCTTGTTTTTGAGCATGGCGTACATCCTCTTCTCCACCCCACTGCCTTGCAGGTGGACGACCACCGAGGGGTTCTTCTGCCCTGCGCGATGCACACGTGCGTTGCATTGCAGGTACGTTTCCACGGACATCACGGGGCTCCAGTACACGATTGTGTTTGCGGCATGGAGGGTGACGCCGTGTGATGCGGCTTGCGGCTGAATGACCAGCACCTGTGGGTCTGGCTGGGTCTGGAACCGCTGGAAAATGTCGGCCCGATTGGTTGCGGATATGCCCCCGTGAATCACGGCGGTGCTGTACCCGTGCTTCTTCAGGTCTTCGGACACCAACTCGATGGCGTGTCTGTATGGCACAAACACCAACACCTTATGGCTTGACTCCTCAACGACTTCACGCAACACCGCCAAGCGGTTGCTGGCGTCGAACTGCACAATCTCTCCAGTGTCGGAATACACCGCACCGCCTGAGAGTTGCAGCAGCTTGTTGAGGTTGGCCGCTGCGTTGACCGTGGTGATCTCTTCTCCTGCGGCCTGCACGATCAGTTGTTTGCGCAGTAGCTCGTAGTACTTGATCTGCTGGGCGGTAAGCGGTACATCTCTAAACGTGTAAGACATTTCAGGCAGGTCCAGGCACTGCTCTTTGGTGAACCGGATGGCAGGCTGCAAGACCTTATGCACCGTGGTCTGCGCGTTGGGCTTGGGCACCCACTTGAACTGCGTGACCTTGTTCATCACCATGTCCTTGAACGCACCGCCGAATCGCGGCACGTTGTTCGGGCTGACCAGCTTGGCCAGACCATAGGCATCCACAGGCGATTGAGATGCCGGGGTGCCAGTGAGCATCCACAGCCATGTGTTGGGTGTGAGCAGGGAGTTCAGCATCTTCCAGCGTTTGGTCTGCGGGTTCTTGTATGCGTTGGCCTCATCCACAACCACAAGGTCAAAGCCACCTTTCTTAATCTCATCAGCGACGATCTCAACACCGTCGTAGTTGATGACTACAAACTCCGCATCTCCGAGCACGATCTCTTTGCGCTTCTCGGGCTTGCCGTGGGCAACATCAACCCTGCGGTGCATGGCGAACCGGAAGAGGTCACCCCTCCAGGCAGCATCCATAATGGACAGCGGGCAGATGACCAGCACCCGCTTTACGATGCCAAGGTTCATCAGGTAGTCCGATGCCCAGATGACTGAGGCGGTCTTGCCCGTCCCCTGCTCGTTGAAGCAGAACGCCCTGCGGTGGAGGGTGAGGAAAGATGCAGTGGTCTTCTGGTGCTCAAACGGTTTGTTGAGTCCGGGCCATTTGTAACGGCCGGTGATGGGTGAGGGTGCGTTGATCTTTAAGTTCTTGAGGATGATGGACTCTTCAAGCCCCCAGTTGACCAGCACTCTGGCGATACCGTCACCATGCTCCAGCACCTTGCTCTTCGGAATCACGGTTGTGATCCGATCCGGATTGCGCACTGTCAGCAGCAGTGCCTTGTTCTCAATGATCTCCATGTACGCTCCAATATCGTTGCACTCCAAACATGACGTTTGAAGGAAATCTCCGTCTTTCCGGAGTGTCCGTCAGTTCCCGGCTGAGAAAGGGGAGCAACCGTGCTGACTGGTGTAGTTATTCACTATGGAGGGCTCTGCAACCCTGGCGTCACTTATCACCCACACCTTACTTGGATGACGCCCCAAACTTTATTTCTTGCGCTCTCGGGTGCTGACTTCCGACACCACCTTGTGGTTGGAAGCGCGTTTGAACGAACGGTTCTTTGAGGACGGCTCGATCTGCACACCGTGTTTGTTACTGCCACCCTTGCTCAGGGCTACGCGGTGGGCAACGTCTTTACCCTCACGGATATCGGCAGTGCCGTTACCGTTGCGGTCGGGGTGTTTCTTGTCGATGGCTCGACGGGCGCGTTGGCGCTCCATCCGTGCCTCATGGGCACCATCGCGCTTCTTCTCAAGCTGCCATTCGTGCTTGGGGTCACGATCAGCCTTGTTCTTGTAGGGCATCATTCGCTCCTTCCATTATGCGGACAGATTA